CCCACTTATCTTATATTGGATGTGGGTTCTTTGATAAATAAACCCCCTTTCACGGGGGTTTTTTTTATGTCATAACAATGTTGTAACGTTGAGGGGCGTCAACCAACCAATGGTGATACTATGGCAACGCCCCAAATGTCCGTTGAGCTTATGATTGAGACTCTAAAGATTTACGAATCTTCTGGCCGTAATTCATACGAATCCGCCAAGTCCATTAATATCCCATACACCACGTTTCAGAGTCGCCTGTATAAAGCCAAGGAGAGGTTCCCTGACGGCATTCCAGAGGTAAATGCTCCGATAGTAGGCAAATGGACATATATCCGCCTGGTGAGCATTGTAGAGCCTTCTACGCGGTGGATAGTAGGAAGCGACCTGCATGTTTGGTCTGGCGAGCCAACAATCATTTATAAGGCATTCTGCAAAGTTGCCCGTGACCTAAAAGTCGACGGCATTGTCATGAACGGTGACATCATCGACGGGGCGCGTGTTAGTCGCCACCCGCAAGTAAGGGGCAGCAGCGCCCCAAAAATTCATCAAGAGATCGAGACCGCTAAAGAATGGTTTAAACTCCTGCCGATTGCTAAACACCAATTATGGTCTGTGGGAAACCATGACATTCGCATTGATTCGTACATCGTCAATAATGCCAATGAGCTTGAGGGCATGGTTCCAACTTTACAAGACCACTTTAAAGATTGGAAATTCTCATATGCCTTCGATGTAAATGGGACGGAGATTCGCCACAGGTTCAGGGGCGGCATACACGCTGGCTGGAACAACGCCCTGCACTCTGGCGTTAATATGGTCACTGGACACACGCACCAGCTTCAGGTGACCGCCATGAGAGACCGCAAAGGTACACGGTGGGGTATTGAGACTGGCACACTCGCTGATCCATTCGGTCCGCAATTCGAGTATTCAGAAGGCACCCCCAGCCGGTCACAGATGGGGTTTGTTGTGCTGACATTTGATGATCAGGGGACTATGCTGCCCCCTGAAATTTGTGAGATGATCGGTGGCCGCCCCGTGTTCAGAGGCGCATATGTTTTTTAATCCTCGATCAGTTCATCGTCCCTAATACGAAGCACTGGCTTCTTCATTGCCTCCATCATTTCATTTAAATCTTCCGCCAGATCGTCAGGTGTAACGCCAATCGGATAAGACTCGTCTTTTCCATATGACTCGATGTTGCCATTTTCGTCGTAAGATACCTCCCTTATGCTGTAACAGCCATCTTCCTCAACTATCCTATAATCGAACTCTGTTTTCATAGATGCCTCCGCTATTAAAGTTAGAATCTCAGCCATTTCAATCAAAATTTTGTTTAATAAATTCATGCGATTAATCCTCCGTTGGCAGATTATCATACCATATTTGCACGAACTGGCAACGATTCCATGACAGGTTTTTACTTAGTATGGATATTTTTATGGATATTTTCTAAGTCATTGAAATCATTATTTGATATAAGATAGTTTACTTATTCCCTAAAAGAGAGAGATACACAAAAAAGAACCATACAAAATAGACATATAAGATAATAGAATAACCTAAAGACTGTTTTAGAGAGAGAGAGAGAGAGAGTAGTATTTATAACTATATATATATTTAATATATATAATATTATAATATAATATTATCAACGACTTACAGGGAGTTTTTACATATTTGGTTTAACATATTCAAAAATAAGTAATCCGGATGCGATTCGGACTTGACGCTTTTTGTGGATCGTGTATAACAGTCACATCAACACGGCGCTGACGCCACATAAATGGAGAATGACAATGATAAATGCAGCAAACATCACAGACACAGAATTGCTGGCAGCTTATGCAGCAGGTATTGATGCGGCTGAAAAAAATGCGAAACGCATTCCGATCCATAACAAGGTTATCATGCACATGATTCGCACATCCAATGCGCCCCTCGGCTCTGGTTATGCAGTGCGTATTTGTGACGCATTCCAATCTGGATACCAAACGGTGTGCGACAAACAAGCGAGGGCTGTGGCGTAATTGAAACTTATAGGGCGGTTGCTTTTAATTAAAAACAACCGCCATGCGATTTTTGTGGCGTGTTGTCGCTAATTGCGGTATGATCCACGCAACATGGAGAGGTTTGAAATGAAAATTGGTTCTATAAAGTGGCCGGCAGATCACGTTGAGCGAAAGTCAGTGGCGTCACTTGTGCCTTATGCAAGAAACGCAAGAACTCATAGTGAAAAGCAGGTTGCCCAGATTGCCGCCAGCATTAAGGAATGGGGATGGACTAATCCTGTGCTTGTAGATGGAGAAGGTTCAATCATTGCGGGGCACGGGCGCGTTATGGCGGCTCAAAAGCTGGGACTGCAAGATATACCCGTCATGGTCGCTGAAGGCTGGTCAGAGGCGCAGCGGAAGGCCTACGTTCTAGCAGATAATCAGCTTGCAATGAATGCGGGCTGGGATATTGAAATGTTAAAGATTGAAATTGGCGAATTAAATTCGGATGGGTTCAATCTTGATCTGATTGGATTTGACGACAAGGTTCTTGCTGATTTGCTTAATGATCCAACAGAAGGATTGACTGATCCTGATGACGCTCCTGAACCGCCTGCCGATCCTGTAACTGTTTTGGGCGATGTCTGGATTCTCGGCAATCATCGTCTGATCTGCGGCGATAGCACCGACGCCCTTACGGTCGAAAAACTGCTCGGCCCTGTCAGACCGCATCTGATGGTGACGGATCCGCCTTATGGGGTGGAATACGACGCTAATTGGCGAAATGAAGCAGAACGTAGTAATGGTAAGAAAATATGCGGAAGGGCTATTGGCAAAGTGCTCAACGACGACAAGGCGGATTGGCGTGAAGCCTGGGCTTTGTTTCCGGGCGAGGTTGCCTATGTCTGGCATGCGGGCAATATGGCCCACAAGGTAGCTGAAAGCATTGAGGCAAGCGGATTCGGCATCCGTGCGCAAATCATCTGGGCGAAAAGCCAGTTCGTGATCGGGCGCGGGCATTATCATCCGCACCACGAACCGTGTTGGTACGCGGTGCGCGAAAAGGCAGGCGCGACTGGTCATTGGCAAGGAGACCGCAAACAATCAACGCTCTGGCAGATTGACAAGCCGAAGAAATCCGAGACTGGACATAGCACTCAAAAGCCGGTCGAATGCATGAAGCGACCGATCGAAAACAACTCTTCGCCCGGGCAAGCGATCTACGAGCCGTTCTCGGGTTCGGGAACGACAATTATTGCGGGCGAAATGACCGGACGGCATGTTTACGCAATCGAACTCAGCCCGGCCTATGTCGATGTGGCGGTCAAACGCTGGCAAAATTTTACAGGACAAAAGGCTATTAACGAACAGACAGGAAATACATTCAATGCCTCGCAAGCCGCATGAACCAACTGAAAAAGATCGCAAGCAAGTTTCAGCAATGGCGGGCTTTGGGTTAAAGCACGACCAAATTGCAAAAATAATTGGAATCTCAGATGAAACTTTAAGAAAATATTATAGTCACGAACTTGACGTGGCAGAATCAATGATGAATGCTCAGATTGCTCAAAATCTTTATTCTATTGCAAACAGCAAAGCCCCTGGCGCTATAACAGCCGCTATTTTTTGGCTTAAAACAAGAGCCAACTGGAGAGAAACGGCTAGAACGGAAGTCACTGGCAAAGACGGTGGCGCAATCGAGATTGAAAGCAAGGTTATCAATGCAAGCGCCCTCAGCGCAGAGCAGCGCGAATCTGTGCGGCAGGCTTTGATGGCAGCTTTGGAGGTGAGTGATGAGTGATCAACAAATGACAGATGAAGAATTTGAGCAAATTGAACGCGATTATCAAGAAATGATTAGAAAGGAAATGACAAACATTGAAATAGCGGAAATGCAGCTCGATTTAGCAAAAAAGTTTAAATCAACGGTAGATGTTTACCAAGTTACTTACATTGCCGAAAACGGAATAAGGACTTTTGATTTTACCGAAGAGTTGGAGCCAGCCTTAAAACGAATGGAAAAAGAAAAAGGCAGAGTCATTCTTTTTATGAAATGGAAGAAAGAATATTGAAATGACTGAATGGTATCCAACCGAAAATGACGAAAAAATAAATGATTTAATGACGCAACTGCGCGAAGCTAAGGCGGAACTTGATCGGTTGATGAAATGGCAACCTATAATTATGCAGATTGAAGCAATTTCAAATGATAAAGAGCCAATTTGGCAACCAATAGAAACAGCACCTAAAAGTAAATCTATTTGGTTTGAAACTCCATCAATTTTGGGGAAGTTACCTAATGGAGACGTTACAAGAATAAAATATCATGAAATAAGCAAGGAACCTGGATGGTTTGGTGATTTTTCAAACGGTAAAATTAAAAATGGTTGCTGGTTAAAATTAAATGAATCTCATCAGCCAACTCATTGGATGCCACTTCCTACGCCACCGAGAAGGAGAAAAAAATGATGATTTTGATAAATTAACAGAAAAATTAGGATGGGACTAAAATGATTGATTGGTATCCAACAAAGGATGACGAGATAATGAAAAATATATATCAAGATTGCATTGATGCAGTTGATAAAATAATAAACTGCCCTTTAACAAAAGCAGGTGAAAATCAAAAAATTGAATATTCTAGTATGACTGCTTATGATTTTATGATTGCCACAGCAAAAGATATTAAAAAAGAAATTGAAAAAATTGCAAAAATTGACAATCAAGATAAAGAAACAGAACTTGAGCGAATTATAAAATTGTATGATAAAAAATGTGATGAAAATAAAGAATTGAAAATGCAAATCATTGAAATGAGTAAACACCTTAATCAAGTTCGTTTTGGCGCAACTCAAATGAATTACATTATTCGAAAAGCGCTTGGAGAGATAGAATGATTGATTACGGATGGTTTGTTTTTGGAATGTTATTTATGAGCCTTTCTGGGTTATTTTTTGGATTAGTTGTAGGGTTCCTTCTTGGTGTTGAACGAAAATTAACAAAACAGGATAAATAAAATGACTGACTGGAGAGAACAGGTCAAAGCCAATGTTGAAAAGGCTGAATCCGAAGAGTTAGAACGAAACATTGATACAATAGCAAACGGGGATTATCGCAGCCTTGCCATTAAACTTCATAAATTGTGGCAAAATGCAATGGGCACAAAGTGGCAAACTATTGAAACAGCGCCAAAGGATAAGCCTGTTTTGGTTTATGCGGATATAACTGTTGGCAATTTGGCAGAGTTTGGTCAATCAATTTGCACGGCAAAATTTGATCACATCGCAGATTTAAAAAGCGGAAAACGTTCAGTTTTCTTATACGCTCAAGGTCATAGTGATCAAAACAATCGCAGCGTTATTCCATCACATTGGATGCCTTTACCGGAGCCGCCAAAATGATTTACGTTATTCTAGCGGTAGATGATTCTCTCGCATGAGTGAAACCCTGCTGCTGAACAAAGAACTGGTAGACATTCGCAAATCGTTGTTTGCGCTGGACAAGGCCGACTGCGAAGAAAGCCTGTCCGAATTTATCAAGCAATCATGGCACGCCATTGAGCCGCACGAATATATCCACAACTGGCATATCGACATGATTGCCGAACACCTGACCGCAATCACCGAAGAAATGATGATTGACGACGAGCAATACTACAACCGCCTCTGCATTAACGTTTGCCCTGGCGCAATGAAGTCCCTGCTCGTCGGAGTCATGTGGCCAGCGTGGGAACTCGGTCCGCGCAATATGCCCTACACGAAATACGTTTGCGCCTCGCACTCGCTCGATTTGGCTATTCGCGATAACGTCAAATGCCGCCGCCTCATTCAATCCGAATGGTATCAGGAGCGCTGGGGTGACCGCGTTAAAATCACCGGAGACCAGAACGCCAAGGGCAAATTTGAAACAACCGCCGGAGGATTCCGCCAAGCCGTTGCGCTCACTGGTATGACTGGCGCTCGTGGTGATCGTGTTATCATCGACGATGGCCTTAGCGTCGACGGCGCACAATCGGACGCTATTCGTCAGTCAACCATTGAAACGTTCCTAACAGCCGTTCCAACTCGCCTGAACTCTCCAGAAAAGTCAGCCATTATACAAATCTCCCAGCGCCTGCACGAAGAAGACCTAACGGGCGTTATTATGGATAAAAAACTAGGTTATGACTGGATTATGATTCCGATGGAATATGATCCAGAACGCGCCGCACCAACAATGCTAGGCGCTAGTGATCCGCGCACTGTTGCCGGAGAGTTGTACTTTCCTGCACGATTCCCCGCCCATGTTGTCGAGCGTGATAAGAAAATCATGGGATCATACGCTGTTTCCGGCCAGTTCCAGCAACAGCCCAGCCCGCAAGATGGTGGTATTATCAAGCGCGACCATTGGCAACTCTGGCCTAACGATGTGGCGCTTCCGGCGTTTGACTACATCATTGCCTCGCTGGATACGGCTTACACGACAAAGACTGAAAATGACTTTAGCGCGATGACTGTTTGGGGCGTGTTCTCTGAAGACCCGATAGCAACAGCATCAAATGCACTTCAAAAGGATGGCAAAGCCTACAAGATCGAGCGCACCTACAAGCAGCCGCACCCGAAAGTTATGATGGTCTATGCGTGGCAAGAGCGTTTGCAGCTTAATGATCTGGTGACAAAAGTTGCCAATACGATGAAAATGATGCAAGCCGAAACAATCCTGATTGAAAACAAAGCCGCAGGCATTCCCGTAGCGCAAGAGTTGCGCCGCCTGTATTCCAATAAAGGCTATCAGGTTATTCTAGATGATCCCAAGTCGCTTGACAAAATCGCCCGATTGTATTCAATCCAGCACTTGTTTGAAGATGGCCTCATTTACGCGCCGGATAAAACGTGGGTTGATCAGGTCATAACTCAGTGCATGATGTTTCCGAAAGGCAAACATGACGATCTCGTAGACACTGTCAGCTCTGCATTGCGATTCTTGAGAAAAGCGGGTATGATGGAACGTGCGGAAGAAGTGCAGCAAAGCTACGAAGATTTAATGCGTCGGCCAACCACACAACCCGCGCCATTGTATTCGGTTTAAGGATTAAACTATGCCACTCGTTCCGTCTCACATTCGTCTCATGCCGCAATCAGAGGAATCACCTTCATTCGACAGTGAAGACGTGGCAATTGAAAACGAAGATGAATCCGACGGCAAGACATACGATGACAAGGGCAATGTTATAACCATCGAATTTCCCGACGGATCAATCTCATTGTCACTGGATGGATCCCCACTGGAAAGCGCTGGTAAGCCAAACCGTAAAGACTGGTTTGACAATCTGGTCGATGAAGTGGACGAGAGGGAACTGTCCCGAATTTCAGAAGATTTGCTCAAGGGAATAAATGACGACCTCGAAAGCCGTAAAGAATGGATTGACGACAGAGCGCTTGGAATCAAGTTACTTGGACTCAAGATTGAAATTCCAGGACTGGGATCAGTTGCAGATGGCGCTCCCGTCGAAGGAATGTCCAAGGTTCGGCACCCTTTGCTTCTCGAAGCTGTGCTCAGGTTCCAAGCGAACGCCCGATCCGAAATGCTACCTACAGATGGGCCAGTAAAGATTCGTGAGGACAATAACAATGCTACCCTCGACTCTGACCAACTCGCCAATGATCTTGAAAACGACATCAACCACTATCTCACTAGCACCGCGAAGGAATACTACCCCGATACGGATAGAATGCTATTCATGTTGGGCTTTGGTGGGACGTCATTCAAAAAAGTATATTTCTGCCCATTACGCAATCGTCCCGTCTCAGAATCCGTCGATGCAGACGACCTCATTGTCAACAATTCAGCCACAGACCTGACAAACGCCCGCCGCGTAACTCACCGAATTTCTATGCGGTCATCGACTGTTAAGCGGATGCAAATTCTTGGCGTTTACCGTGATACGGAATTATCCACACCGAAGATGATTAACTTTGATGCGGCGCAGCGTGAAAAAGCCTCGCAGCAGGGCGTTATTCTTGACGTAATAAATCCAGATGACCGCAACCGCGAAATCTTTGAGTGCTACTGCGAGTTGGATATTCAGGGCTTCGAGCATAGGCGCAAGGGCAAAGAATCCGGCTTGGAAATCCCATACCGCGTAACCATTGACGCAACTAGCCGACAAATCCTGTCCATTGTGCGTAATTACGATGAGGATACAAAAGAACTCCCCGTAGCGCGGTCGAACTTCGTCAAATACACGTTTGTCCCTGGCATGGGTTTCTATGACATCGGCTTG